GTCCCATGGTGCTTAGAGTGCACTCAACTGTTTACAATCTGATATCCCGACTTTACAATCGGGTATCAGGTTTGCAGAGGATTAAACACTTCAGAAGGATGACAGACTTTGAGGTCCATCACCCAGCTGTCCTTCAGGATTCTTTCATGAAACCTAGCACCCCCTTCCCTTTCGGGTACTCAGCGCTAGTCAAGTACTCCGCTTACTCGTTTTCTAAGACGCGACCATATTGACAGCGTGTCAATACAGTTTACGACCTGTACTTCCTTTGGGCGTTTCAATGCTTGTATACCGGTCGGACTGATTAGTTCGACTTTTCCAGCTGACTTGGTCACCTGTTGAAGGATGGCCGAGCACTGTACTATATTAAACTTTACGTTTAATCGGATCAAGTGTTTCATGGCTTCCTCACCTTTGTCGATTGACGTCTGCGCTTCAGCAACGGCTTTATTGGCCGCTGAATCCACCTCTCGCCGGGCGGGATCTCCTAAATTCACTGCGAAGAATAAATCCTTTTGCAGATCATCTATTCGTTCCCGAGCCGGCAACACCACTTCCGTCAGCAGGCCATCGGCCCACGGATTAAACTGGGTTAGCTTACTCTGGTCAAAACCAAAGCTCACCGGAGAGCGCGACATGAGCCAATCAACCCATGTCGGCGCCGCAAATCGCCCGCCGGCTAGAGGGTGAGTCAAGAGCACCAAGAGGGCTCGGATCCGAGGAGAAAGCTTCTCCCAGGCCGAATCTACCCTAGAGGCTCCCTTGAACCCTATGCCTAGAGCCCGAACAAAATTGGCGAGCGAGCCGGTTGGGTACCAACTCGATAGAGCGTGGGCTACACCCATCGTATTCTGAGCAGCTGCCCAGAACTTGATAGGCAGTCCACTAATATCCTCTCCTCGAAAGAAGAGTTTCTTAGCGAACTCCAAGGTCCTTCCTTGGGCGATCAGGCTTTTGGCCAGACCGATCTCCACGCCTAACTCCTCGCATAGTGCCTGGTACTCACGAGCCGTTCCGTCCTCGGCAATGACGACGTCGTCACCGAGAACAGCGTATAGGGCAAACCAGGTTTTGTGCCCCGCTCGCCACGCAGCAAATTGCACCATAGCATGGTGCACAAGAGCTAGCATTCCCCAACTTGAATAGGCCCCCATTGGCTGACCTACAGCGTAAGTCAACCATGGGCTCTTAAGACCCAAGAGGTTACTACGAAGTTTACCTAAGTAGTACTTTCTACGGATCAATAGGCTTCTCCAAGTTGTGGCAAATTGGCGACCAAATATTTGGGCCAACAACAGACCCTGTACTAACGCAGGAATACGATCCGTCGCTGCACTAAGATCAAAAGAGTAAATCTTCTGATCAGGACGAACTTTCTTCAACAACCTTTTCACGGGTTGTATCTGATCGAACGTCCCGTCTTGAGGAATCTCCCGTAATACGGAAAAGATCCACTCATGCAACGGTTTTAGCGCAACCTGCGTCCAATAGTCTACAATAGCGAAAACCCGGGCTTTGCCCGCTGGTTCTATCTTCACAGATAGTCTACCGCTGCAGTCAGAACCCCCTCCGGTCTCCAAGGGCTCAACATTTCTGTTGGGATCCTTTTCGGCCCAAGAGGCTCTGGCTACTGGTGCGATAGCCGCTGTTTCCTCCATTTTCGTCCACAGGGACTGCGTCGTTCCCGTCCCTCCTGGATGGAGAGACAGATAACGAAACAGTTCCCACCCCCAGTCTCCCTCAACCCAGCGGCACGCTGAGTTGAAACGAGAACCGTAAGAAGTGGAATACTCATTTCGGTCACCTAGTAGGATCTTGGTGGAATCCGCAGAAGCTTTGGAAATGGCCACCAAAGTCGGTCGCCCCAAGACATCTGTCGAGATATCAAGAAGCTTCCAACCTGTATGCACTCTCAACTGCTGCAAAAAGATCCCCCTTATGAACTTACACCACTCGCCTAAGAACGCTTTTGAAAGCTGTCTTCCCGGGTTTGTAATGGTCTGTATTTTCAAGGGAGCTTTAATTAGCAATATCCTGTACATACCCAACATCGTCAACCAGAACCGTATAGTAGCAACGTCCCCACGACGGATGTACATTCTAGCGTAAGCCGGAATGATCCGGGGGATCCCATTACTACTCTTCGACACGCCTATTTTCCCAATTGCTCGGGAAGTAGGATGCAGCTCTGATCCAGGCAAGCTTTGCATAAGCATTACTTGCGCGGTTTTCAGATGAAGGACTAGCCCCCTGCGTCCTTGCTTACGTACCATATTCGCTGCCCATTGAGCGAAGTACGCCGCCTGTAGAACCTTACTACGTGTCAATCCTCCTGTCACCAGTCTGACCCACGATAACATCGCGGGCATAAGGTGACGCCACACTTTTAAATGTGGCCGCCAAGAAATCAGTCGCGTGCTAACTCTAAGATTCTTAATTGATATCAAAGAGAATAGACTTCGCATAGGTTAATATTTTCATATTTTCCCACTGATCGCTACTTCGGTTTCCAGTACCCTTGTTTAAGGGGCAATGGGCCGCAGGCGCTCCTGAGCGGAGACGGAAGTGGGTCCGTTGTAGGGTTCCAGACAACGACCTCGTCCAAGCTCACCAGCCCCCGCCCTCCTCTTCATCCGGTAGACTACCGGAATCCCAAGAAGGACTATACTGGCTTACTTTTGGAAGCCTTGGTGGTACCTACACTCTCTAGGGTTCGATCCCTATCAAGAGTATGCCTTTCCCATCGGTTGCCAAATTAGTAGCCTTTCATCGGTCTTGTATTTCTACAATTCCTTTTACACGGCGCTATATAAGGTTTCCTACGGTTCCAGTCACACCCTAGCTGAAAATCGGGTCTTAAGTAAATCTTAAGATATCCTTTATCGGCGGGGAAGTGGCTCGTCACCAGTATCCCGGCTTTCGCATAAGCGAGCCTATCGAAGCAACAGGTAGGCTACCTGTTATCGAACGAAATCTGACAATCTACACAGTGTCCGTCTGTTAGTCTCTTACGACTAATCCGACTTATCATCGTGTGTTTCAGATTTTCCTGTGCCAACATAGGTCGAGATCCTAGGAGTCTCTACTTGTGAGAAACCAATCCTAACGGTGTTTAGAGCAAGGCGCCCAGCCTTGAGGACGACGTCCCTAGTGACGTGCCTGCCCTTCGCACGAGTCAACTCTAATGACTGTAGGTGATGAGCCTAAGTCTTCGATACTGACCGTCAGGTTAGTTTCGGAGATGAGTTCATCTCCTGTACGGGCTTCTGCC